AACATTCAATAACTTGAACTTAGACCCTGCTTCACCAAACTACATTAAGAAAGTAATAGGTGATAGAAACGTTGTAATAGATGCAAACGGAAAACAAACTGAAAACGGAGATTATGTAAATCGTTCTAAGTATGTAAGAGTAGAATGTAAAGTAGAAGGTTCATTCCCTGTAACTGCAGGACCATTTGGACATGGTAAATACTCATCACCACTTAGTGGTTCAGATAGTATTACACCTGGTGTAATCTTCTCAATAGATTCTAAAGATAACAACGCATCGAATGGTGTACAATTTAGTGGAATTGATTTAGAGACAGGTACTGTTAAAATTGATAACTCACATTTCTTATCACCAATTCCAGTTGGAGCAGGATATGGTTCAAACACTGTATTTGCATTTGATGGAACTGTAACTACATCAGACGGAACACATTCATTTGGTTTTGAATTGACTGGTTCTGCAGCCGTTGATATTAACAAAAGACAATTTTTAGTTGGATTCCAAGGTGGATTTGATGGTTTATCTCCAACTACTGAAGTAGCACTTGCTGGTTCATCAGCAAACTTTGGTAGTGGTAACACACAAGGATTTAATTGTTCAACTTCTACAGCAAGTGGTTCAGTTGCATATGTTAAGGCAGTTGCTTCTGTATCTAACCCTGATGATTTTGATATTAACTTAGTATCAGCACCTGGTATTGTTCGTAGACATCACTCTTATGTATTTGATAAGATTGTTGATATGGTAGAAGCTAGAGAAGATGCATTCTTTATCGGTGATGTTGTTGGTGTAACTTACAACTCATCTAATGGAAATGTATCATCAGATACTATATCACAAGCAGTTGAACAAGCTAATGGATTAGATTCTAACTATGTAGGTACATACTACCCATGGGTTAAAACAATCGATTCAAGAACAAACAGACTAACCGCTGTTCCACCATCAGTATTGATGCCTGGAATATACGCAGCCAATGATGCTGTAGCAGCTGAATGGTTTGCACCAGCTGGTTTAAACAGAGGTGGTATCGTAGGAGCTGTTTCTGTATTGAATAGATTAACACACGCTGAGAGAGATACTCTATATGAAGGAAAAGTTAATCCAATCGCATCTTTCCCTGGTGAAGGTATTGTTGCATTTGGACAGAAAACTTTACAAGATAGAGCATCTGCACTTGATAGAATCAATGTAAGAAGATTAATGATTAAAGTTAAGAAGTACATTGCATCTACATCAAGATACTTAGTATTCGAACAGAATACGGCACAAACAAGAGGTAGATTCTTGAATACTGTAAATCCTTATTTAGAAGGAATACAACAAAGACAAGGTTTATATGCATTTAGAGTGGTGATGGATGAGAGTAATAACACACCAGATGTAATCGACAGAAATATATTGGCTGGACAGATTTTCTTACAACCAACAAAAACTGCTGAATTCATCGTGTTAGATTTCAACATCTTACCGACAGGAGCATCGTTCTCGGCATAATTAATTAAAAATAAAAGTAAACTATATTTATAATAGAATATAATAGGAGAAAAACAAAATGGCAGAAGTATTAGAATTTAACGATATGTTCTACACCAACTTTGAACCAAAGATGAAGAACAGATTCATCATGGAGATAGATGGTATTCCTTCATATCTGATAAAAACAGCAAACAGACCTTCAATATCATTTGAAACTGTTACACTTGACCACATAAACGTCAAGAGAAAATTAAAAGGTAAAGGTGAATGGCAAGATGTAGAGATTACTCTATATGACCCAATTGTTCCAAGTGGAGCACAAGCTGTAATGGAATGGGTTAGAACATCACACGAATCAATAACAGGTAGAGATGGGTATGCGGATTTCTATAAGAAAGACCTCCAAGTTTATATGTTAGGACCAGTAGGTGATAAAATTGAACAATGGACTCTTAAGGGTGCATTTATCAACAACGCTGTGTTTAATGATTTAGATTGGTCTTCTAATGACCCTGCCGAAATCACATTGACACTATCGTATGATTACGCAATTTTAGAATTCTAATATTACCTCCAAAATATTTTTATAATGAAG